CAGTTTGCCCATACCAGGACAGCTGATTTAAAGCTACTGTTGCCTGGTCGTTCAAATCGAGAAAAGCCCCTACTGCTTCTTGTGTTGCTTTAGATACTTTGTTTCCGAACAAATCAACTTCTATGGACGGTTTTTTCAGATGGTTAGCTAAAGCAACCGCTCCAATACCGAGACCAGCGAGTGCCGCAACAGCAATACCGACGGGGCCAGCAAGACCAGTAAAGACTGCAGGTAGCGCCCCCAGTTTAGCTGCCAGCGTAGCTATTCCCGCTACACCCTGCATAACCATTCCCGCAAACATAAGCATACCACCGCCTACAACAGTCAATCCCGCAGCTAGTGCAGCAAATTTCGCTATATTTTCTTTGACAGGTTCCGGCAGGCTGTTGAACCACTCTACCAGCTTCTGCAGGTGCTGGACTATGTTCTGGATTGCGGGGGTTAATGCGGTACCGATGGCGATAAATGCCGATTCTAAAGCCCCCTTAAACTCTTCCCATGCTCCCGCCAGGTTATTGGTCATTGTATCGGCCATTTGCTGGGCAGCGCCTGAACTATTCTGGAACTCGGTCGTTAAAGCCCCTAACTTCTCCGGCCCGGCTTCAATGAGCGTCAACATACCCGACATAGCCTCGGTACCAAATATCGTGGAGGCAGCCTGGATTTTCTGAGCCTGACTCAACCCACTAAATTTATCGTGCAATTGTGCAATGATTTGCTGGAAAGGCAACATCTTACCGCTAGCGTCCGTAATCTGTATTCCTAGCTGTTCTAGCATTGCTGCTGCTTCCTTAGGTGGATCCGCAAGGCGAACTAGAGCCATACGAAGCGTAGTTCCTGCCTGTTCTGCTTTTATGCCGGCATTACCTAAAATCGCAAGTGCAGCCGAAACTTCTTCTAGGCCAACCCCTGCGGTTTTTGCCACCGGTGCAACGTATTTGAGGGAGTATCCTATGTCTGTGATAGAAATAGCCGAAGCATTAGCCGCGCTCGCTAGCACGTCCGCAATGTGGGCCATATCTTGAGCCTGCAAGCCGAAACCAGACATGGCCGCAACCATTATGTCGGCTACTGTCCCGAAGTTTTCTCCAGCAGCAGCTGCAGCATTCAGAAGCCCCGGCATAGCATCAATTATCTGATTTGCGTCAAAACCAGCGGCGGCCAAAATCTGCATACCTTCTGCCGCTTCGCTAGCCGAATATACGGATTTGGCTCCTAGTTCGATAGCCGCATCCCTTAAACGCTTGAAGTCGGCTTCTGTGGCCCCGGATAACGCTTGCACCTTGGACATCTGCGCCTCGAAATCAGCGGCTGTTTTGACTGCGAAACCAAAGCCGGTGGCCATTGCGCCACCGGCTAAGGCTACTTTTTGTCCCACGGAAGATAAACGCTCTCCTACGGCCCGCATACCCTCAAATCTGCTCTCTGCCTGCTTTATACTGCCCTCAATTTTGCGCATTGCGGCCTCAAAATCGTCTATTTGTGCCCCAATACGGACATAAATACTACCTACTTCAGCCATTCACATCACTCCGTAAATGGGTTATGCTATTGCCAAAACTTTTAGAAGGAGGACTTATATGACTAAAAGGAAGAAGCGGCAGGATATAAACCCTGCAGCGTGTGCAATCCCTAAACACCAAATTCTTTTCGCAACTCTTCCCATTCCTGCTGCAACTCTTCGGACGACTTTTCCTGTTTCCCGAAGGGCTTTAAAAGTTTCTCCAGCCGGGGCAATTTTTTTTGCCGCATCAACGCAGCCGTAGTCCATGCCAGCACGGTCAATTCCTGCTGTCGCTGCTCTTGTCGCCAACGGTAGCCCTCAGCCATTGCATTTAGTTCGGCAGGAGTAAGCTCCCAAAACTCCTGCGGTTTTAAGCCCAGAGGACCGGTGGCTAGTGCGAGGGCTTTGTCCCAGTCCCACTCTCCGCCACCGGCCCTGTCTAGTTTTTTGATTGCCCAAAGGCAGCGGTTAAAGCCTCGCCCACCTTTTCGGCCAAATAGGTTAGGTCTGCTTCATCAGCCAGCTCGCCTACTTTTTCCAGCGTCAGACTCGGGTCTTCCCACGAAAGCCCTGCCCAGAGGAACAGCCGTAACTCCTTAACACCCATCTTAACATTCCCAAGTTCCGACACGGGCACACCCAAGGCATCCTCCAGAGACGCCAACTGGTTCATTCCGTACCGTAGCCGCCTGGGTCTATCCAGTTCAATCGTCACGAAAGGTTTAGCCATTATATCACCTCATTATGGAGTCGGATTCTCAGTTAACGGGCCAATGCCTCTCAGTTCTACGCTGTAGGTAGCAACGTCGTCGTGCGGGGCCTCCCGCTCCAGGCTGGTGACAATCGCAAGGCCTTCCTCGGTATAGGTGTCGCCCTCCTTGACGCGCACCTTGACCTTACCCCGTTGCCGGATGGTCTGCTTTAGTTTCTGCAACGCTGTATCGTCCGAAATGTAGACCCCATCACAAGATAGGCTCCAGCTATAGATTGTCGGTTCTTCTTCTCGGGTTCCCTCAGGAGAATTTTTCGTGGTCACATCAATAGTTTCAACTTCTTCGGATAAGGTAGCTCCCCGTTGCCCACCAACTGCCGTCCATACCGGAGTAACATCGTCGCCGGTATTGACGTAAATCATCACATCAACGCCTCTAACTGCCATTTAGGACACCTCCAGGATTTTAAATCTAAACCGCAAAATACCATGCCTGTACCCTTCCGGGTCACGCAATGTGTCAATCATATCCATACGGCCTACTACAACGGCAAAGCCCTCGACAACGAGAGGGCTTGCAGTCAGGGCTTGCACCACTTGGTCGATTATCTGCTTCGTCTCGGCCATGCCCCGGTAGTCGCTCCACACGTGCAGCGTGTGGGTAACTTCCATCCCGGGGGCAGGTTTAGTGCTCCAATCAACTGCCGTATCTTCGCCCAGGGTAACGTATGGCATGGCCGCACCGTCTGGAATGTGGTCGTATACAGGACAAACAAGGTTAGTCTTCAGTCGGTCATATATGGCTTTTTGTAGAGCTAAAAGAGGCGACTTCATTTAATCGCCCCCTTGATAACCTTTGCTAATCCCTCCTCAAACCTTGGCCTTTCTTCTTCAAAAGCCGGGAAAAGATAGGGCTGCGCTCTCATTTTCCTTGTGCCATACTCAACATAAGGAGCATACGGCATATGTGGCCCAATTTGCGCCGACATAACGCCATAGAAATCTACTGTAATGGAGTTTCGTAAGGCCCCTGTCCGCACCGGGCAACGTTTCTTTGCTCCGAACTGGATATTAAGCGCCGACTTGCCGATCTGCTCCTGAACGGCCTTACGGACTTTAGCATTGGCGAGGTCTATCTTAGCAAGAGTTTCCTTTACGCCTTTAACTTCCAATGTCACAGTTGTTTTAGCCACTTTGCACCACCTCTGAGCAAAGCAGTTCGAACCAGCGATGTCGTTCCTCTACATCAACGACAGCCTCTATCTCCAACACTCTACCGTTATAAAGAAGCCGCAAATGCGGCTTTATCCCCTCTCGATACCTCATCACGACTTTGTGGCTTAACTCCGCCTGCACCTGCTGCGCCCGGTATCTTTCTGTTCCTCGCAATGGCTCTACCGCTGCCCATACGGTAGCCACGTCCTGCCATGTTTCGGTAATGCCGCCGTATCCGTCGTCTGCCCTAATTAACCCCTGAATAGTCACCCGGTGCCGCAGTTTGCCTACACTCATAGCAGCATCACCCGGTAAGGCTGCAAGAGAGTTTTGACCGCTGGAGGCAGTTCTACCACCTCATCACCCCGGTGTTCGTACAGGTGCGCTATCAGCATTAGGATAGCTTGCTGGATGACCTGCGGCACGTCGGCAGAAGTATCGCCATAGCCCGCCCTATAGCGGATTACCACGCCGCCGGGGTTGGCCGCGTAGAGTGGCACCTTAATGTGAAGAACATCCGGACTTACCAGGGCGTAGTTCTCTGCCGCGGCCGCTACCCCGTCAACGGTAATAGTCTCCACCGCCTGCACCGGGGGTCTCGGCAGGTGCAGCACTCCGCAGGCCGAATCCAAGGCCAGTTCCCACGTCTGGGTGATGAAGGCCCGCCGGGTGTACTCCTCCGCCTTCTGCCTTGCCGCAGCAATCAGCGCGGCAATAAGACTATCTTCTTCGGTTCCGTCCACCCTTAGATGTAGTTTTACTTCCTCCAGTGTCACTGGCTCTATTGTCGGTGGTGTCACTAGCCTTAGATACATTTTCTTTCACCTCGCTTGGCCCCTGCAGGCTCTTGTCCTGCTCGGCCACTCCCGCTTGTATCCAAGCCTTTGCCGTCTTTTCAT